CCATATGGTGGCCCTCTTGGTGCAGCTATACAGGCAGAAGAAACTATTGAAGAAGCGGTTGATGCAATTGGTCAACTACAAAAGATTAAAGATAGCCATAGTCATGGCACAGTAAACCATAAAGATGGTTCTGCCAGTAAAGTTGATGTTCAAACTGCTCATGCCGTATTAACGATACATAAGAGTTTGAATGACGAGAATAAAAAGAAGTTCGCTGACATGGTGGCAAGGTCATCACATCATATGCAAAAAGCAGCCAACTTTGCTATTAGTAAGTTAAAATGAATTTTATAGATTTTATTGTAAATGGTAAGTTAGACGAAGCAAGAGAATGTTTAACAGTTCGTTTAAATGAAATTATTGCAAAAAGGTTGCAAGAAGCAAAGCGTTATGTAGAAGCGGATATGTTTGAAGAAGTAGAAATTCTTGATGAAAAAAGAAACCCTAATATCATTAAGATGGGTAGAATTAACAGAATTCGCCGAAGAATTAGAAGGAACGCTAAAGGTCGTATTGTAGTTCAGAAAAATAAAAGACGATCTGGTATTAAAGGTTATAGGATTGTAGGTAATACGGTTCGCCGAATACCTGCAGCTGCAAGATTAAAAAAGGCTCGCTTATTAAAGCGATCATGGAAAACAACAAGAAGAGCTAAACTTCGCCGGTCATTGCTTAAAAGAAAAATGTCAATGCGTAGGCGAGCATCAATAGGACTAAGATAAAATGCCATTTGAAATTACAAACTCATTACGATCAACTTCAATTATTCGTATACAAGGTACGGGAGATACAACTGTTTCTTTAGCTAATTTAGCTTATGATGCTAACGAAACAGTTACCGATGCAAAAATAAAAAGGATCTATTGGTCCACAAACGGCAATGTTCAAGTAGTTCGCAATTCGGTTCCTCTTTTGTCTTTACACAATACAGGTGAAATGCGATTGGATGATTTTGGCCATACTATTGCCAATAATTCAACCCAATCCATAGTAGTAACAATTAATACTGGTGGATGTGTTATTATGGAAGTATCTAAAACCGCTACATACACTAATGCACTAACAGGAATGTAAAATGAAACTTATTAGAGAATCTATAGAAAATGTAAAATATCTTACTGAAAAAACAGAAGATGGTAAGAAAAAACTTTACATTGAAGGCACTTTTTTAGTTGGCGATCAAGTCAACAAAAATAATCGTATGTATAAAATGGATATACTTCGTAATGAAGTTTCTAGATATACGGACGAATTCATCAACACAAATCGTGCTCTTGGTGAATTAGGTCATCCAGATACTCCATCAATTAATCTTGAGCGAGTATCACACAAGATTGTATCTTTAAAAGAAGATGGCAACTCTTTTTATGGAAAAGCACTTATTCTTGGTACACCATATGGGCAAATTGTTGAGAATTTTATCAACAATGATATTCAAGTTGGTGTGTCTTCCCGTGCTCTTGGTTCACTAATGCAAACCAAAGAAGGGTACAACCTTGTTCAAGATGACTTAAAACTTGCTACTGCAGCTGACATCGTTGCTGATCCATCAGCTCCTGGAGCATTTGTTCAAGGTATTATGGAAAACAAAGAATGGATGATGGTTGATGGAAAGTTTGTAGAAGCAGACCACAACCGTTTCAAAAAGACAATTCAGAGAGCTTCCAAAAATCAAATAGAGGAAACTGCTCTAAAACTGTTCGAAAATTACCTCAGAAAACTTTAATTTTATAAATAAGAAATCATAAGGAGATTCCTAATGGCAACAAATAAACTCATGGAAGCCGCAGCAGATATTCTTGCAGGCAGCAAGAAATCCGCTCCATCAATGCCTGCTGAGAAATTAGCAGGAGAGGTTGTAGACCTTGGCGGTCCAACACCACAAAATTCTAAACCAGATGACGATTCTAATAAAATTGATGCTGGTAAAGGTGCTACTCAAACGGCAGCACCAAAAACAAAACCTTCAGATGCTTCGGCCAAAATGGAAGAAGTAGATGAAACTTCTGAAAAAGTTATCGCTGAAAAGTCCCATGAAATGGAAGACGAAGAAGATGATGACAAAGAAGATAAAAAAGAAATGATGAAGAAGAAGATGAAAGAGGACATTAATGCCCTTTTTGCTGACGATTCTACCATTTCTGAAGAATTCAAAAGTAAAGCTGCTACAATTTTTGAAGCTCGTGTCCTTGACCGTGTTACTCAAATTGAAGAAGAAATTGAGAGCAAATATGCCTCAATGCTTGAAGAATCAGTTAACGAAATTAAAACTGATTTATCTAATAAAGTTGACGACTATTTAAACTATGTCGTTGAACAATGGTTAGCTGATAATGAAATCGCAATTGAATCTGGATTACGTGCAGAAATCACAGAAGATTTTATTGCTGGTTTACGCAACCTATTTGCAGAACACTATATTGATGTTCCTGCTGAAAAGGCAAATCTCGTTGATGAGCTTGCTGGTCGTGTTGAAGAATTAGAAAGCAAACTCAATGAAGAAATTGAGCGTGGCATTAGTTTTGCTAAAGCTCTAGTCGAATCCCGTAAAAAAGAAATTACCCGTGATGTTACAGAAGGTCTCACAACCACACAAGCTGAAAAAGTAAAACAACTCGCAGAGAGTGTTGAATTTTCCACAGAGGAAAATTACAAAGAAAAGCTTAGTTCCATTTGTGAGAACTATTTTCCATCGGACATTAAGAAAGCCGATGAAAAGCAACTACACGAAACGGTAGAAGAAGATAGCGAACGAAAAGTCATATATGACCCATTTGTTGCAGCTGTTTCTAAAGCAATTTCTAAAACAACAATTAAGTAAAAAAATAAAGGAGATATAGATGTATTTGTCCGAATCACTACAAAAAAAATGGGAAGGCGTTCTTGACCATCCCGATCTGCCTGCAATTAAGGATCCTTATCGCAAAGCAGTTACCGCTGTTATTCTCGAAAATCAAGCCGATGAAATGCGTAAAGCTTCTGGCATTTTGCATGAGGCCGTACCAACAAACTCAGCATCTGCTGGTTTAGGTTCTGCTGGTGCAACAGGCTTCTCGGCTGGTGCTGCTGCAACTGGTCCAGTTGCCGGTTTTGATCCAATTCTAATCAGTTTGGTTCGCCGTTCACTACCAAACTTAATCGCTTATGACATTTGCGGTGTGCAACCAATGACAGGTCCTACAGGACTTATCTTTGCAATGCGCTCTACATATAGCACTCCACTTGGTGGAGAAGCTTTCTATAACGAAGCTAATACCGGTTTCTCTGGTCTTGGTACCGCTCAAACTGCATTGACTGTTGGTAACGCAACTGCTAACACATTCGTTGCAAACGGTGCAGGTGTTGCTGCTATGTCTACCGCTCGTGCTGAAGCACTCGGTGATGCATCGAACACATTCCAAGAAATGGCATTCTCTATTGAGAAAGTTACTGTAACTGCAAAGACCCGTGCTCTAAAGGCCGAGTATTCTATGGAACTCGCTCAAGACTTGAAAGCAGTTCATGGTTTAGATGCAGAAACAGAATTAGCAAACATTTTGTCGTCTGAGATTCTTGCTGAAATTAACCGTGAAGTTGTTCGTACAATTTACTCTGTTGCTAAAACAGGTTGCCAAGTTGGAACAACTACTGCTGGTTCGTTTGACTTAGATACCGATTCTAACGGTCGTTGGATGGTTGAAAAAGTTAAAGGTCTTGCATTCCAAATCGAGCGTGAAGCTAATACGATTGCTAAGACAACTCGTAGAGGTAAAGGTAACATTATGCTCTGCTCTTCCGATGTAGCTTCTGCTCTCGCAATGGCAGGCATTCTTGATTACAATTCTGCTCTACAAAGTCAAACCAACTTGACTGTTGATGATACTGGTAATACTTTTGCTGGTACTCTTTTCGGTCGCATTAAAGTTTATATTGACCCATATTTCCCAACAGGTTCAACATCTGAATTTGCGGTCATTGGTTATAAAGGCTCTAATGCTTATGACGCTGGTATTTTCTACTGCCCATACGTTCCGTTGCAAATGGTTCGTGCAGTTGATACAGGCACATTCCAACCAAAGATTGGCTTCAAGACTCGTTATGGTCTAGTTGCTAATCCTTTCGCTGAAGGTACAAACAAAGGCGAAGGTGCATTGACTGGTTTGTCTAACAACTACTATCGTGCATTTAAGATTGCAAACTTGATGTAATAAAAAAATCACCAAAGAGTGATACTTTAAAGAGGCCTCCTAGAGGCCTCTTTTTTTATCTTATAAATACACATATGACAGCTATTACTAGAAACCCAACTAATCCAAATCCATTAATTGGCAATAAATTTTCATTGTCTTTTGGTAGATTACCTAATATGCAGTATTTTTGTCAAAATGTTACTGTACCAGGTATATCTTTATCTGAAGCCGTAATTGTTAATCCATTTATTGACATCTATTCTCCAGGTGAAAAAGCAATTTATGATCTACTTAATGTTACCTTTATAGTTGATGAAGAATTAAAAGGTTGGTTAGAGATACATAATTGGATTCGAGCAATGACTTTTCCTGTAAGTTTCGAAGAATATAAAAATTTACCTAGATTGAATAAACAAGCATCAGGAGTTTCAGGTAATAAATTTCCACAATTTAGTGATGCTTCTTTAAACATATTATCATCGTCAAATAAACCCATTTATCGTTTCAAATTCCACGAAACATTTCCCACAACACTTTCAACTTTTATTATGAATACACAAGATGGTCCCGATAATATCATAACAGCTGATGTTTCATTTAGGTATAGTTATTATGATGTTGAAAAATTATCTTAAAATAGCTTGACATTATAACCATTTTCTGATATACTCCTACAATAGGAGGATATTAGCATGAAAAATTTAGATGAGGTATTGGAA